TCGTGGATTTCGAAGAGGAAAGACCCATCTCATTCTCCGCATGACCGGCCGCCGCCGGGACGGCACAAGCCGGACCGGGCGCCAAGCGCCGGATGGTTTGACTATCTCTTGGCCGTGCCTCCGCTCGGGCCTGTTTCACCCGTCTTCCGGGCCGGCGCGATTGCGTCGTCGGTCGAAGTGGTCATATTTGTTCTCGGGATCCGTCGGTCCGGAAAACCAATTTTGTCCGGGCTCCGGTTGAGCGGGCGGATCCACCCTCCTCAACCGCTACCGTCCGCCTGGTCGTTCAGGGGAACGTCCGTTTTTCGTTTGGACCGGTCAACACTGCCGCTGGCACTGCCATTTTTCTTGGCCAATTTTGCCGAGTTCTCACGCGCCGCATCGTCGCTGCATAATGACGCGAAGCTTCGGTGCCAGCGGACGGGCTCTTCGTCACTCCGCTGACCGGATCGCGATTGAAACCATCGCTCAGCCTGACTATATTTCGGTCGGGGCTCACCGGCGAGAAATTCAGGTTCCGTCCTGGTTTCGGACTTACGTGGGTGGGCTCCACCTCCATCGCTTCGATCGTATAAAGCGGGTTCGGCTCGTCGGGATGAGCGGTCTCTTTGACCGTCATCTTTACGCCCCGGACTCCGTTCGGCGTCTGCAGATATGCTCTCCAGCGGCTGATTTGCAGGCCGGGCTGCCCGCGCGGATCAGGATAGCGGACAACCGGAACTGCCGTTCGAAACAACGCATCGGCGTTCGCGATCGCGAGCGCATGGTCCGCTTGGGATGAAGATTTCGTCCAAGTTGTACCGGCCGTCCATTTATCCAGATTTCTGCGCGATGGCCTGGCCACAAGGCCCGTTTTCTCGTTCATCGTCGGGCGCCCGATAATATCGGCACGCCGTTGACGACGCGATTGGCCAGCGGATCGAGACCGGCCAGCCATTGCCCCCAGGTCATATTCGCTTGTTGCGGCATCCCGGCCTGGCCAAATATTCCCATCAAACCAATTCCTTCCGCAGCGCCACCTGATGTATCGAATATCCCTGCCCTTTCAGCCGCCGTGCCCAGCCGGGCCGACTCTCGATCACTGCACCGATGCAGCCGATCGATCGCGCGAACGCCTCCGCCTGCGGGATCAGTATTTCGGCGATGTCGTTGACCTCGCCTGCGGCGATCAGCCCGTGCAGGTCGCGATTGCCCGTCGGATATTGCCTGACCTCAGCGACGATCGCCGCGCGCTCGGTTCGCCAGAACAAGGCCTCGCCTGCCAGCACGCGCCCGTCGAGCCAGCCGATGCTGTGCAGCGCGGGATCGATCGCCTGTTCGAACGCCGGCCGGAACCGCAGATAGCCCGCCCAATCGGGAACGATCACGCGGCACTTCCGTCGGCCTTGATCCAGCCGCTTCCCGTCCACCAGATCGGTCGGACCAAAGTCGTGTCGAACCAGGTCTGCCCGACATAGAGGTTGCGCGTCGGCCGTTCGGCTGTCGTTCCCGCCGCCTGCAGCGCGCGGCTGAGGCCGTTGACCGCATCGCGTGCGCGACGGTTCCATTCGGTCTGCGACGGCGCGGATTCGCGTATGCTGGGCAGGCTCATGGCCGTCCTCCCCCAACCGCATCGGCGTCGAACCCCTGCACATAGGTCCAGTCGGCGCCCGCCGGCATAGACAGGCCGACCTGCATCAGGCTCCACGCCTCGCGCGTCGGGAAAAGGCCGCCGCCGGTCCGCCTTGTATAGACCGATACATGGTCGCTGCCGGCCAGGTTGGCGCGGCCATAGACCAGCACCTGTGGTGCCGCGGCGTTGGTAAGGGGACGCACGCTACGCAGCCGCGCGCGCTGTCCGGGCGCCAGCTCGCGCCTCGCGTCGACGACCGTCGCGGCGGCATTGGGCCCCGACAGCGTACCCAGCCGGTGCGCACCGTCGAACAGCATCAGCACCGGTCGCCCGCCCTTGAATTGCGGGCTGTCGAGCGATGCGGTCATTGCATCGATCGACCCGTAGATGGCGTCCAGTTCCTCGATCGTGGCGTTGAGCCCGAACGACGACAGCATCCGTTCGACCGTCAGCTTGGCGCTCGACCACCGGCCGAGCAGAAAGGAATAGAGGAACAATTCGGTCGTCGGCGCGGTCGACGGTATGCTGATTACCAGCAGGGAATTGACCGGGTCGATCGCCGCCGACATCGCGTCGAAGAATCCGTTCTGCGCTCGCGACAGGAAGCTCTTGTCGATCTTCTGGTCGCCGATCGGCGTGACCTCGTTGCCGTCGCACATCATCCAGCCCTTGTCCGACAGGAAGAAGGACAGCCGTCCCCAGGTGACGAGCGATTGCGGCGCGACGCAGCCGGTGTTGGCGCTGATCTCGTCGAACTGCCAGATCGCATCGTCGCCGGTGAAGCTCATCCGCACGATCCGTCGTTCCTGGAAGATCAGGCCATATTCGCCGCCGACAACGCCGGTGATGTCGCCACCCGACGGCATGTCGAACTGGCCGGCGAGCGATGCTCCGCCCGGCGTCCAGCTTGCCGGATTGCCGGTGTCGCTCCACTGCACGCGGAGCGAATTACCGCCGGCGAAACCGGCGACGACGAAGCCGCGGACAACGCCGAGGTAACCGGCGACCGGCGCTCCTCCGCCGAGTGCTGCAAAGCTCGTCGCCAGGCCGCAATCATAGGTCTGGATCGGATCGATGCCGTTCGTGGCCAGCATAGATTTGCCGTAAGAGCAGAACCGGATCGCGGTGGTCGTGCCGAGCCCGCTCTTCACCGACGCAAAGCCCGACGTCGTATAGCGGTAGATGTTGCTGCCCGTCCCCGCGAAGATAAAGGTCGATCCCGCATAACGGCACGCGCCCGCGCCCAGGCAAGGTCCGGGAAGCGTCCCATTGGCGGCAGGCGCGAACTGCCCGACCGGCGCATAGCCATTGGCCACCGGCACGACATTTTCCGCGATCGCAAGTGCCTCGCTCAGATGCGACGGCAGGTCAGGCAGATAGTCGCCGAACAGGACGCGCTGCATCAGCACACCCCCCGCACCGGCGGGCGCAACCGCATGCCGCCTGCGAAACGCTTGCGATTGCCCGCCTGCGTCAATTCGCCGATCGCCTCGTCGAGCGCCGCTTTCCACACCCCCAGCCGCTCGTCATTGACCAGATAGGCCTCGGCCGCCAGCAATGCTGCCCACAGATAGATGTCGGGATGCCTGGTCAGCAGCCAGTTGGTCGGCACCGCGTCCGACAAGGCCGGAATCGTCTGCTTGTAGGTCAGCATCAGCGGATAGTCCGCGTCGGGTGCCGGGCCGAGCAGCAGAGTACCGCCCGACCACGCAAAGACCTCCGGCAGCCCGGTCGCCTGCGCGCCATATCGCCCGCGCAGGACTCCCTGCGTGACCTCCTCGAGCGGCTGACGCGGATCGCTCTCGATCCACGCCGCGCGCACCTCCCACAGATCCTCCGGCAACGCGACACTGGGCTCCGCGACCAAGGTCGCGGTCGCTTCCATTTCGGGCGTGTTGAGAATGCGGTTGAACCGCCGCTCGGCCAGCGCGATGAATTCGGGGATCCGATCGGCCAGCGTATCATTGTCGATCCACCGCGCGACCGAAGCCTGAAGCGCGGCGAAATCCTGCGGATCGTTCGCCATAAGCCCGTCCTTTTTGATTGTTGCATGGGGGTGCGTCGCCCTGACGCAGGTCAGGGCCTCAGGAAGCTGAAGCGCGCCTTCCGAACACTCGCCCGCGAGCCGCCCCGCTTGCGAATATGTTCGCTATATGTTCTCACAACAGAATGGACCGAATCACCGCCCCCGCCATCGCCTCGATGATCCTCACCGCCCCCGCCTGGGCGCGCATCGGCCTGACCGTCCGGGACGAACGCCTGCGCGAACGCGCCGCCGACTGCCTCGCCGCGGTGATTGTCGCCCGGATCGAGGAAGAACCCGAGGCGAACCGTGATCAGCTCGCTTTACCGCTCTGAGGCGGAGGCTCCATGTTGGCGGGCCGATTGGCGCTGCTCTTCGCTCCTTGCTGGCTTTTATACCTGCGCGAAGGGACGCGGCGCATCGCAAGACCCCGTTCCAGTTCCAATGTGTTTCGCGATGAAGCCAATGTTTCTGACATTCAGCCTTTAGATCGCCAAGCCTTCGTCAAGGAAATATACCTTACGAAGGGTGTTCGCCCCTTCGCCCGGTCCGCCAGATCCTTCACGTGTTGGGGAAACGGCGGCTTGGACCATGTTGGCGGCCCGATTGGCGCCGCATCTCGCTCCTTGAGGGCCTTTCGATATGCACGAAGTGCCAAAAGCTGCACGGCCCTTGCTTGCCTCTCTTCCCGCGACATATGTTTGCGCTGATATTCAGGATCGGCTTCGGC